CTAGCGCAGAGCGCACCTACTGCTGCTACTGCTACAACTCTTTACACAGCGACAAATGCAACGATTGTATCTACATTAAATGCTTCAAACATTGGTAGCACTCAAGACACAATCAGAGTTGCTGTACGTCCAGCAGGTGCAACCTTGGCTAACCAGCACTACATTGCTTATGGAGTTCCACTAGCAGCAGGTGCTGTATTTAGTATCCAAGGTGGAATTACGCTTGCCAATACAGATGTGATAACAGTTTATTCAACGACTGGGAATACTTCATTCTCAGCATTTGGATCGGAAGGTAACTAATGAGCGTAGCAATTATTGGTGGCTCAGTAAGCCCATCAACAGCATATACAACTAATGCTCAGACTGGAACTACATATACCGTTGTGCTAACAGATTCAAACAACACTATGGTTGAACTGAGCAATGCTTCAGCAATTACCTTGACTATCCCAACTAATGCAACTACCGCATTTCCTGTTGGATCTCAGGTCAATATCCTTCAAACAGGCGCAGGTCAGGTTACCGTTGCTGGCGCTTCTGGTGTGACAGTCAATGGAACTCCAGGATTGAAACTGCGAGCGCAGTGGGCTGCAGCATCACTTGTTAAACGCGCTACCGATACGTGGGTAGTGATAGGAGATACCTCAGCGTGACACCTATATCTCTTGGTATTTTTGCATCTGCTAATCAATCAGCAGCAGCAACATCTTATGAGTCTATTGCTACTGTAAGCGTTGGTAGCGGTGGTGCTACAAGCGCAGAATTTACTTCTATTCCTGGAACTTATACTCACCTACAAATTAGGTGTTTAACTGGTTCATCAAATCCAGGAGCAGGTATGAAAATAGAATTCAATTCTGATACCAGCACGGCTAATTATAGAAATCATTATTTATATGGAACTGGTAGCGCAGTTGGCGCTGGAACTGACGGCAATAGTAATGCTTGGGGCGTTCAAGGTGATGGGGCAACTGTTGGTATGGCAGGACACATAGTAGATATTTTAGATTATGCAAATACTAACAAATATACAACTATGCGTTCATTATCTGCTTATGATGCAAATGGAAGCGGTCTTGTTTGGTTTCAATCTTTACTTTGGATGAATACTAACGCTATAACTAACATAAAAATCATTAGAAGCACATCTGGGTTTAACCAATACTCCATTAGTGGCAGTTATACGGATTTGGTTTTGGTCACAAATTGGGCTTCATCTAATTCATTATCTTTTCTTTATGTTCAATTTAATAGCGATACTGGCAGTAATTACAGTTTCACAGAGTTATATGGAACTGGCTCTGCTGCTGGTTCTTACAGAGAATCAAATCAATCTATACCCTGGGTATCTGCGAATGTTGGAGTGCCTTCAACTATTAAAGCAAATACCATAATGAACTTTATGAATTATAGTAATTCAACAACTTACAAAACTTGGATTGCTAGGATGAATAGCGTTGATGCTCCTTCTTATCCAGGAACTGCGGCATCAGTTGGTCTATGGCGCAGCACAAACGCGATTACAACAATTACGCTGAAAAATCGCACAAGTGGCGTTGATTACAATTTTGCTTCAGGCTCTACCTTCTCGTTATATGGTATAAAAAGTGCTTAGCGCCTTGAAAGGAATTAACTAATATGGCAACTACATTTGAGGCAATCGCCACAGTGACTGTGGGTAGCGGTGGGGCGGCTGATATAGAGTTCACTAGCATACCTGGAACTTATACTGATTTGCTTATTAAATACTCTTTGCGCTCAGACCAAGCCGTAGATTACAACTATGCTTATATGAGAATAAATGGAGTAACTACTTCTTCATATAGTTACAAAGGAGTTTATGCAGACTCTAACACTCCTGGTTCGTACGGTACTACTAATAACAATTTAATTGAGATGAACTTAACAGTAGGTGCAAACAGCACAGCATCAACTTTTAGCAATGGTGAATGTTATCTACCAAACTATACTTCATCTTCAAATAAATCAATTTCAGTAGATGCCGTATCTGAAAAAAATGCTTCCACAGGTGTTGGACTATATTTAAGCGCTGGTCTATTTAGTACATCATCTGCCATTACTAGTATTTCTATATATGCTAGTGGGTCGTTAAAATTTGTCCAATACTCAACCGCCACCTTATACGGCATCTAACTTTCAGGCTACAGGTGTTGCCTACGATATAGCCATCAACGGCTTGCCATTCTTTCTGGCTGCCAGTGATGACTCACCCTATCGCCGTGTAACGGCGCAGTATCGTAAGCAGCAGTATGACCAGACCCGTGAGGCTGGTGAACAGTCTCTAACTGGTTGGTGGTTTAGAAGCCAGTCATCATTTCATTTAGGTGCTGGCATTAAATACTTTGAACCTGCTCAGGATGAATCACTGCGCTTCCAATACACAGAGTCCAAGGGATTAGATGTCTGGACTAAGGGACAGGCTACCCTACTAAATACCACAGTCAGGGCTTTATCTAGCGCTAATGACACAATCATTATTGGTGCTAATGATGGAACTAATGACTGTCTAGTTGTAGCAGATGGCTCTGATTTGAAAAAGATTACGATGAGTAGTGATACTCCTACCTCATCTACCTATACCCAAGCAGGAACTGCATCTACAATCCTTGACCTGACCACAGATGGAATCAGATACTGGTTTATCAATGGAACTCACGTCCATCGTGGCAATATCGGTGGCGCTACAGGCGATGTTGAAACCTATAACGCTTCAGGTACGACCAGTGCCAGAATTAAATATATCAAGCAACGCCTAATTGCTACTATCAATAATAAAGTTTATGAATTAAATGCTACTCACGTTGCTGGTGGCGCTCTACCTGCAGACCATTACACCCATCCGCAGACTGACTGGACTTGGACTACTATCTCAGAAGGTCCTAATGCTATCTATGTAGGTGGCTATAGCCGCGAGAACTCATCCATCTATAAGATTACTTTAGATTTAGCCAATGCCAATGCTCTTGGTTTTCCAGAGTTAAGCGTTCCTTCGGTAGTAATAGACCTACCTGAAGGTGAGAAAATCAATACCTTTGATACCTACCTTGGTACCTACGCGGTGCTATGCACCAATAAAGGTGTGCGAGTAGGAGTTCTAGGTGCTGATGGCAATGTCTCTTATGGACCGCTACTATTTGAAACAGAGTGTACCGATGTTGTATTCAGAGATAAGTTTGCTTATGTATCTACCAAGCAGGGAAGTGAATCAGGTCTAGTCCGTATTGACCTATCACAGCCAGTAGTTCCTAACAGCCTAGTCTTTGCTTATGCTTGGGATGTATATGCCTCTGGCGAAACTACTCTTACTAACTCAACAGCCTTTCTTGGTGGCACAGATCGCGTAGCATTTAGCGTTCCAGGCGATGGAGTATGGATTGAATCATACGGAGTCAAGGTTGCCTCTGGTTACTTAAAAACTGGCTTTATCCGCTATAACACTCTTGAAGGTAAGTTATTCAAACTACTTACCCCGCGTATTGATACTACCAATGGTAGTTTGAGCATCTCATCTATTGGCTATGACTATACTGAATATGCAATCGGTTCTTTTGCTGAAGAATCTACCGTCTCTGAGATTGGTATTCCTTATCCGCAAGGACCTCAAGAATATCTGGCTTTCAAGTTCACATTAAACCGTGATGCTCAAGACAGCACTCTTGGACCGCTATTTACTGGTTATCAACTCAAGTCTTTACCATCAGTTCCTCGTCAGAGGCTAATTCAATATCCGCTATTCTGCTTTGACCACGAGAGCGATAAGTTCGGTGTGGAAGTAGGCTACGAAGGTTCCTCTTGGGATCGTATGCAGCAACTAGAAGCAGTAGAAAACGCAGGCGATACCATCCGAGTAGAGGATTTCCGCACAGGAGAATCCTTTATTGGCCTGATAGAAGAGATGGACTTTATCAATAAAACCCCACAAGATAAGAAGTTCTCTGGGTTCGGAGGCTTACTTGTAGTGACAATACGGAGCGTATAAATGACACCTACAGAATGGGCAACTCTGCTAGTAGCAATACTAACCATAATCACTGGCTTTGCTGGCGTTGTACGCTGGTTAGTTAAGCATTACCTATATGAACTAAGACCCAATGGTGGCTCCAGCCTTAAAGATAAAGTTAATTTGCTAGAAGAAAAAGTAGAATTACTGACTGAGTTAGTCAAGGAAGCACTGAGGAAATGAATGAAACCTGTTGCAAAGAGTGCAACACCTGCAGCCATTGCCGTTCTAAGGCAGGCAACTGCGCTTGCACCGAAGCGGAACAAGGCATCGGATGGCCTACTGCCAAGCAAGGCTCACATCAAGGCAAGTCCTAATTCAGATCACAATACAGGCTTAGCAGTAGACCTGACTCACGACCCAAAGGCAGGTATTGACTGTGCCGAGATATTTGAAAAACTTAAAGAAGATGACAGGGTTTCCTACCTTATCTTCAATAAAAAAATTTGGTCACGCCAGTATGCTAACCGTGGCAATCGCCCTTATACTGGTAGTAACCCTCACACTAAGCATCTTCATATCTCTATCAACGCTGATATGGCTAATGATACTAGCCCTTGGTTTTGGTGGATGAATCAACCTAAAGTTGTGAATCAGATTGTGGCTGGTCTTCAGCCTCAACCTAAGAAGAAGGTGGCAAAAGGTACCAATTTGGTACCAGTATGTACCTGTTGTCAGGTTCACAAACCCAAGAGAAAGGCACGATAGTGGAAACACTAAAGCAAATCTCTCTAACCTGGTTCCGCGCTGCAGCATCTGCTGCTATTGCGTTGTACCTTGCTGGAGAAACAGACCTCAAAACCCTTGGAGCAGCAGCACTTGCTGGCTTCCTTGGCCCAGTCCTAAAGTGGCTAGATCCGTCTGCTACTGAGTTTGGACGCGGTAAGAAGTAGTTTGTAAGAGCGCTGCGAGGAAGGCCTCACCCTTAACGGGGTGGGGCCTCTTTTTTTGTTGCCTAAAAACTATTTTCTTCTTTATCTACTGGGCAAGGTATGCGTACTAGGTTGCCACAGTTAGCACAGGTAGCATCTAAACCCCACCAAGCAATATCGTAATCATCAAACTGAGCAAAGATATTAAAGACTGTGCAACCACAGGAACAAGCGTGGACTGGACCTAAAGAACGTAGGTCAGCAGCAGTAATAGGTGGAAGAGGAGTGCTATATTTCAGCAGCCGAAGTAGACGGAACCACATTCTCTGCACGGCTCCCTCCTTGAGGTCGGTCGCCTCTCGGCCTTTGGCCTCGGCACCGTAAGGTGCCGTTTAATTCGCCTTCGGCTCATATTGTAATAATCCATAAGAGTGTCGCTGACGCGACACGCCGTATCTCCACTACCATTATCCAGTGACCACATTAGTAGCAATCGAACTAGACGATAGAGCAGTCATAGCAGCAGACAGTCAGATAACAGAAGATAATCTGCGTACTATTAGTACATCCACACCTAAGATTATTCACGTAGGCAAGTACATACTAGGTCTTGTCGGTGATGCTAGGCCAGGAGATATCCTCGCCTATAACTGGACTCCGCCCACCTACAAAGGCGCAGACCCCGTGCAGTGGATGGGTAAGAAAGTTATGCCGTCCATACTCACGGCATTCAAAGAGAATGGATATGAACCTTATGAAGCGTCCAAAGACAAAGAAGCAGGATTCGACTACATTGTCGCGTTTAATGGGAATGTATTCCATATCGCGACGGACTTATCGTTTATCAAATCTGACCACAAAATTTATGGAATCGGCAGTGGCGGTGCTTATGCTCTCGGTTATCTTTATGATCGTGTGGGTCGTCTCACTATTGGTAATGTAGAGCAACACGCCGAGAAAGCCGTTCAAATTGCTTCAATGCTTGACATCAATACTTGTCCTCCGATTCAATGTGTCACTCAGGAGAGGATTATATGAGAGACAGATGGACTATGAATGTTACCAGTGGCTCCATTGGCAACTGGGGTTTAGGTATTGATTACTACAGAGAATATGAAGATATGCCTTTGCAGATTATTGCTAGGATATTTGTAATCAATCTGATATTCTTTCGCATTACAATAAACAGGTGGGAAGAATACAAATGGATGTAAAAGATTTACTTATCAAGGCTCTATACGAAAAAGAAAACAAACGACCACGTTCTACGCAGGTCCAAATAGGACCATCTGAACTAGGTAGTTGCCGTCGTAAGGTTTGGTACAAGTTACATAACCAGCCTGAGACTAATGAAAATGAATTGAAATTGGCTGCAATTATGGGAACTGCTATCCACGACACCATTGAAAAGGCTTTATCAAATAACAAGGAAGTTCTACTAGAGCAGAGCGTAGAACATAATGGGATGAAAGCCCACGTAGATCTCTACATCCCTGGGACAGGAGATGTAGTTGATTGGAAGACAGTGAAGTTGAAGAACCTCACTTACTTTCCAAGCCAGCAGCAACGCTGGCAAATACATACTTACGGATACTTAATAGAACAAAGTGGATTGGGGAAGGTCCACAATGTGCATCTTGTGGCTATACCACGAGACGGTGACGAGCGCGATGTAAAGGTCCACTCAGAGAAGTACGATTCTTCCATCGCGCTTGAAGCCTTATCTTGGTTAGAAGGTGTGAAGCAATCAGAGTTTCCACCAGAGCCTGAGAAAGATGAAAGTTACTGTAAGTTATATTGTAAATACTACGACTCGTCAGGTGAGATGGGATGCGTTGGTATAAAAAAAGAACATACAAAAACTGAATTAAAGTTAATAGAGGATAGATCAGCAGCAGACAAAGCGCTGACTTATCTACAACTAGATAATAAAATAAAAGAATTGACTACAGAAAAGGATGCTTTGAAAGAAGCACTTGCTGGTGTAGTCGGTGTCACTGACACAGGAGTAGAAGTTCGTTGGTCTACTGTGGCTGGTGCCAAACAAGTCAATAAGGAAAAGGTCGAAGAACTTCTAGGCTATCTTCCT